ATGCAAACACGTATTGAACACGACACTATGGGTGAGGTTGAAGTTCCAAGCCAAGCACTATGGGGGGCACAAACCCAGCGTAGTATCCAAAATTTTAAGATTGGCAATGAACATTTACCCCGTCCTCTGATTCGTGCTATGGGTTTAGTCAAAAAAGCAGCAGCATTAACCAATGCCGAACTTCAGCAAATTCCACAAGATTTATCTCAATATATTGTTGATGCAGCAGATGAAGTGATTGCAGGACAGTGGGATGAACAGTTTCCTTTAGTGATTTGGCAAACTGGCTCTGGCACACAAAGCAATATGAACTGTAATGAGGTTATTGCAAATATTGCTAACCAAAAGTTGGGTAACCCCCTTGGTTCACAGCGCCCAGTCCACCCGAATGATCACGTCAATCGTGCTCAATCTACCAATGACTCGTTTCCTACTGCAATTCATGTTGCAGCCAGTTTACATATACATGAATTATTAATTCCAGCAGTAAAGCAACTACGTAATACATTAGAGCAAAAAGCAGTAGCATTTGCTGATATCGTGAAAATTGGTCGTACGCATTTACAAGATGCAACGCCTTTAACATTAGGACAAGAATTTAGCGCCTACGTAACTCAGTTAGACCATGGCTTAAAACGTATAGATCAAGCTTTACAGTGGTTATATGAGCTTCCACTAGGGGGCACGGCGGTTGGAACTGGACTCAATGCTCATCCAGACTATGCTGTTGCTGCAGCTGCACAACTTAAAGAAATCACAGGGATTAACTTTGTAACGGCTCCAAATAAATTTGAAGCTTTGGCGGCACGCGATGCAATTGTTTTTGCTTCTGGTGCGCTTAAAACTTTGGCTGCCAGCTTAAATAAAATTGCAAATGACATTCGTTGGTTAGCAAGTGGACCACGCTGTGGTTTTGGTGAATTATCAATCCCTGAAAATGAACCAGGTTCAAGTATTATGCCGGGTAAAGTAAACCCGACACAGTGTGAAGCGATGACTATGGTTGTTGCACAAGTGATGGGTAACGATACAACGATTAATTTTGCCGGTGCAGCAGGAAATTTTGAATTAAATGTCTATATGCCAGTGTTAGCTTATAACTTACTACAATCTATTCAGCTTCTTGGTGATGCTTGTAATAGTTTTAATGAGCATTGTGCTGTGGGTATAGAGCCAAACCGTGAAAAAATAGACTATTTCCTACATAACTCGCTGATGTTAGTCACAGCACTTAATCCTGTAATTGGTTATGAAAATGCTGCAAAAGTAGCAAAAACAGCTTATAAACAAGGAAAGACTTTAAAACAAGTTGCTGTTGAATTAGAGCTCGTCACAGCAGAACAGTTTGATAGTATTGTACAACCAGAGAAAATGGTTTATCCCAATAGCCATTAAAATGGACTGATTTACTTACAGCTCATGAAGGCCTGAATGAAAATTTGGGCCTTTTCATATATTTAAGTTAATGAAATAAAGATTTTACAATTCTGAATGACTTTATTAGAAAGTTATGTGCTTGAAATTGCTTTTGGCTTTTTATGGCTGATATGTTCACTGGTGATTCAAGGTTGGTCAACGTGGTTCGCCCGCAGATGAGATCTGGCGAAGTATGACTCAATTTAAATTATTCCCATGGCATTATGGAACACAGCTCACGTGCAATGAGTGAGTAAACAATGTCGGCTAAGGCATGGTATGCAGCAAGACTAGGTTCTTTTCCGTGAAAACGAAGTTGATGAGCATAATGGTGAAACGCTTTATGTGCTTTATTCTGCAAAAATGTTAGAGCTGATTTTAGGTGATACAACACTTACAAGTGCTGACTTCATGGCAGGTAAAATGCTGCAGGAAGGTGGTGTCGGTGGTAAGTGGATGGGCGTCAACTGGATTCCTTACGAAAAACTAAAAGCAGGTGCTACTGCAGGTACAAAACGTACAGTTATGTATTCTGGTACCGCAGTGCATTTTGGTGACGCAGACATCACAGCTTTTGATATTTCAACTCGTCCAGACAAGAAAAACATCAAACAGGTTGGTGGTGTTCATTCATTTGGTGCAGCACGTGCCAATGAAGTGAAAGTGGTTGCGATCGACTTTACAGCTTAATCAATCCTAGCCCTGCATACGTGTGGGGCTATTTTTCATATCTAGCAAGCTTTCTAATAGGCTTTTTTAGATCACTTAGAGTTTTTGAAAATATTTTTATCTGTTCTTGTGAATCTTCTGAGTATATTCCCCAAGAGTGTTCGTCCTTATTAGCGAGATCACGTAAATGTTTCAAATGATTCAAGAAAGATTTAATTGAATTTTTATAGGTTACTACATTTGGTACTTTGTCATCCAAGAAATCCAAAGTGAAAATCAACTCCTCAATTACGATGAAGGATTCCTTATAATCTAGATTTAAAATAAGATGACTACCAATTATGGTGTCGTTAATCTCCAACTTTGACCAAATAAAGTTGATTTTTTTAAGTAAATCCTTAGCTTCTATGGCTATTACTTCTGATGATTTTTGGATACGCCAATTGAAATAAATGAATAATGCAACCAAACCAGTAAAAAATGTAGCCAATGCAGACAAATCCATAAACTTCTCTTTATTCTCGATTTAAATACACAACAAAGCATACCTAAGTTTCGATAATTATTAAAAAAATAATTTCGGATATTCAATATGTCTATTACAAAAGTACATGTATGCAACCAAGCATTGAGTTTGATTGGATCTAGCCCTATCACTTCACTAGAAGACAGTCATGCTAACGCACGTCGTTGCAAGCTGCTCTATGATCAAACACGTAAAGCTTTGTTACGGATGCATCCGTGGTCATGCGCTAAGAAGCGTGCACAGTTAGCACCAGATGTTAATCATCAACTGTTTGGCTATCGCCATGCCTTTCCATTACCTAAAGATTTCCTACGTGTGATCGATGTCGGCAGCACTGCATTTGAAATTGAAAATCGCCACATCCTATCTAATGCTAATCTGATCAACCTTGTTTATATCTTCGACAATGATAATGAGGACACATGGGATTCATTGCTTGTCGAAGCTATGGCGCTGTATATGGCCCATAAAATTGCCAAACCAACAACAGGTAGTAATGCTGAGGCTGATAGCGCATGGCAACAGCTTCAAATGATTTTAAAGCAAGCACGTGCGATCAATGGCCAAGAGCGACCAAGCCAAGATTTTAGCGCCTCATATCAATCTGAATTGATTGGAGTGCGCTACTAATGGCTAAGACTTCAACGATGAAAAATAACTTTAGTTCTGGTGAGTTAGCACCTGTTCTAAGCACTCGTACTGATATTGCACAGTATGGCAATGGAGCCAAAACACTTAAAAATTGTATCCCCTTGGTCGAAGGTGGCGTGAGAAAAAGACCAGGTACTTTATTTAGATCCATTATGGCTGAAGCAAGACGTTTAATTACATTTGCCACCACATCAAAGGATTCGTATTTATTGATCCTTGGGGCTAAATCTATAAGCGTCTATGATCCGCGCAAACATACCATAGTCATTCGTTTAGATACGCCATATGAGTTAGAACAAGTTGCTGATATTCAGTATGTGCACACTCGTTATGTCATGTATTTCACTCACCCAAAACATCCAGTGCATATGCTGCAATGTTCGGAGGATTTTACCAACTGGCAATTTAGTGAACTTAAATACGATGTGCCTCCAATGGATGAGGTTATAACAACCCCGAACGTAGCATTAACACCAAGTGGTAAGGATGTAGGCGAAACCATATCTCTATCAGCTTCTAGCTATCCGACTTGGAATGCAGCAACTACATATTTTCAAGATGATCGAGTGATCCACTTAAACTCATTTTGGAAAGCTTTAAGGGATAACGTCAATTCACAGCCAACTCTTGAAAATGATGACTGGGAATCAGTTGAGGGCGAACAGGTTGATGCTTTTAAACCTGAGCATGTTGGGGCAATTATTCACATCAATGGTGGCTATGTCCGCGTGACTGAGTTTATTAGCTTTTGGCAACTTAAAGGCGAAGTGATTGTTGAATTAACGGCTGTTGTTCAAGCTATTGCTAAATCTTGGGTTCTAAAGACTGCAGCGTTTAGTGATGAACTAGGTTATCCCAAGTGTATATCGTTCTATAAACAGCGCCTTGTTTTTGGCAATACAAAGAAGTTTCCGAACAAGATCTGGTTTAGTGCTGTAGGTGTACCAACTAATTTTCTAGAGACTGCAGACGATGGGGATGCATTTAGCGTTGTATCTTCTTCTGATCAATCCCACTCAATTATGTTTCTTGTTCCAACAAAAGGACTGGTCGCATTAACCAGTGGTGCTGAGTTCTTAATTGGATCGGATGGAGTGCTTGCACCTGCCTCAGTACAGATTGATGAGCACACGACCTATGGTGCATATCCACTCACACGGCCTTGTCGAGTTGGTAATGAGCTTTTATTCGTACAGCGAGGCGGTGAGCGTTTACGTGCATTGTCCTACCGTTATGAAGTGGACGGACTTGTATCACCAGAAGTCAGTGCATTATCCCGACACATTGGCCAGATCCACGGTGGCATCCTTGAAATTACATATCAGCAAGAGCCTGAAAGCTTGGTGTGGTTGACCTTAGCAGATGGTAAGGCAGCAAGTATCACATTCAACCGCGAACAAGAAGTCGTGGCATGGGCGCAGCATGACTTTGGCGGGAAAGTAAAAAGTGTTTGCTCAGTACCTAGTGAATTGGGCAGCGATCTATGTTTCATGCTTGTTGAGCGCAATGGATCTATTGTGCTTGAGGAGATTTCATTTAATGCATTTACAGACTGTGAGCGATCGATAAGCCTTGGCAAAAATGAAAACAGCTTTTTGGCTTCTACTGTCAGCGAATTGACCAGTATCGAAGCCTATCAGATCGATGGAGAGAGCCAATATTCGATTGGATCTACACGTTCTGAAGATCAAATTATTTTAGATGTCAGCAAAGGTTTTGCTCAAACTGTACATGTTGGCCAACCTTTTGAAGTTGAAATTGTGATGTTTCCACCTGAGCTATCACAAGTGCCGCTTACCTCGCTTTCATACAAAGCTAAAGTGTTATGGATGGCTTTCTATTTCAACAAGTCACAAGCCCCAATTTTTAATGGTGAATTACTCAACCTTTATAAATTTGATGACAATATTTTCGGTGCACCAAAGCCGTTTACTGGTCGTCATTTAGAAGAAGGTGGCACTTGGGCCGATCTTTACGAAATGGATCTCACGATAACACACAACAAACCGCTACCTTTTCACTTGCAAGCTGTAGCTATCGACCTCGCAATCAATGAGAGATAGCAATGAAAATACGTGTAGCAACATTAGAAGATATTCCAACGCTGGTTGAGCTTGGCCAGCAATTCATTTTAGAAGCACCTAATTATTCTGGCCGCGTAATTAACATTGATGTGTTGACAGAAAACTTTAAAGAAATCATCAACGGCAGTGGTTGTATTTTCATTGCTGAGCTTGGTTCGTTTGCTATTGGTGGGATTGTATGTTCATCGACTAAAGATTGGTTTGATGGCCAGACAGTAGCATTTGAACAGGTCTTTTATGTTAAGCCTGAATATCGAGTAACCAATGCAGCAATTAACTTGCTGTCAGTATTCATCGAATGGGCAGAATTGATCAAAGCAGATCGTGTGCAAGTGGGTACAACTACAGGTATTCAAACAAAAGGATGTTTACGACTCTATAAGAAATTTGGCTTTCGTGAGCATGGCATTGTTTTAGATATGGAGCTTGGTAATGACTGAGATTATTCAACCTGAAAACACACAATACTTACAGAGCCTTTTAAAAAGTATGGAGCTGCAGAGTCGATCTTATGTTGAAGTTGTTCGTGATGTTCAGCAACAGATCCAAGGCAATGCAGATCTGATTGATGTTCCAGTGGTTCACCATTTTGCACCAGGCGTTTATATGCGTCAGATGAATGCAGCTGCAGGAACAATTGTGGTTAGCAAGATGCATCGTACTGAACACATGAACATTTTAACCAAGGGCTCAATCACTGTGGCCACGGAAAATGGCATTGAGTTTTTACGTGCACCGGTTGTTTTAAAATCCATGCCCGGTACAAAACGTATTGGCTATTTTCATGAGGATAGTTCTTGGATCACTGTACACCCAACCGATGAAACAGATCTAGAAGTGATCGAGCAGCAAGTTATTGTGCCAGATGATGAAATTGATCAATTCCTTGCTTCATTACCTAATCAAGTTAAGGAGATTGAATAATGTCATGGGCAGCAGTAGCGGCGGTTGCCGCAGCAGCAGGGGCAGCTATAGCGGGTTATTCAAGTTACCAAGGCAATAAAACTGCAGCTAAACAAGCGGAAGCAGATGCTGAAGCACAAGTGCAGCAAGGCCGACTTGAGGCTGAACGAATTCGTAAGGAAAAAGAAAAAACACAATCTGCAGCACGTGCAGCTGCAGCAGAAAACGGCCTTGATGTAAATGAGGGTGTTGCTCTGGTCATTAACGATGACATTGAACGTCGTGGCACATATGACGAAGAAGTTGCAAAGCTGATGGGTTACAACGCCTCACAGCAATTAAAAGGTGCAGCTAGTGTGCATCGATCCAATGCAAATGCTAGTGCAGCTGCAGGTGTGGCCAATACCGTTTCTGCTATTGGAAGTTATCAATCTAAACAGAGTGCTAAGAGCGGTGGCTATAAGGCTAATCAACCTCAAAAGAATGGGTGGAAATAATGGCTAGAATTCCAGTAGGTAACTTTGGGCAGTCCATAGTACAAGCCCATCAAACTCAATTGCCACAAGATCGTAGCGGTCAGATCATTGGTGGTATGTTGCAAGGTGCAGGGCAACAGCTTGGCGAATATGCAGAACAGCAAGACCAAGCGCAACGTGCAGCTGAGGAATCTGCAAAGCGCCTTGAACTTTTTCATAACGAGCTAGATAAAAAAGAGGGGCAACTTAAAGTTGATGAAGTTCTTACAACCGAGTTTAGTGATAAGACCACGGATCTACGCAACCAAGTAGGCAACGGCACACTGTCTGCAGCTGCAGCAGATACAGAATTAAAGAAATGGTCCAGTGATCGTTTTGCTGAACTACGTGGGGAGTTGACTCATTTTGCTCAAAAAGATTATGAAGATAGTTGGAATGCTAACGTTAATAAGCAATCTGGTTCTTTCCTACCACTGCAGTTGAAAGCGACAGAAAATAAAGATCGAGTGCTTAATGGTGTGGCTTTAGCCAATGCAACACGTATGCCGCGTGATGAGGGGCGACATTCACTTAATGAATATCTCAAAACCTCTGCAGTATCGGAAGCTGAAAAACAGCAGATCCGATGGGATTTTGAAGTGGCTCAAGATCGTAAAGAATTAGATGTAGGTATCGAATCAGCATTTGCTTCAGGTGATGTTGCAGCACTCAAACAGGTTCAGGAATCAATTAAAGATAAAAAGTTTCTCGATAGTAAAGTGGCTCAATCATATAGCTCATCTATTTCTAGCAAGATCATGACTTTAAATAACCGTGCTGAAATTGCAGAAAATAAGCGCGTAAATGAGGCAGGTAAGGTATTTAATGAGTTCAAGCGCCAAGTTTTAACAGGTGTTGCTCTAGGTAAGACAACATTCGTGCGCCAGATTTTGGAAAAGTTATTGGTAATTAGTTTGGTGTAAATATTATTATTGATTTTGAAGGGGGGTGAAGTGATTAAAGTAATAACTATATTATTATTGTTTTTCTCAACTAGTTGTTTTGCTGAGACAGAAATGGATAGGCAATTAAAAATAATGGGTTTGGTTGATAGTAATTACAAAGTTACCGATGAGGCAGAATATATAAAATTTTGGAGAAATGTATCAAAAGAAACGGTGAAAAATTTACCAATTCATCTTAGCGACGAAAGCAGAATCGTCATGATGGGCATATCTCCTGATTTATATTTTATGACTATGGAGCTGGATGTTGAAGAGGATACTTTGGAAATTGAACAACGATATCTCAACGCATCTAAGAGTAATTTCTGTAAGTCAAATTATGGAAAGAGTAAGGTAATTCGGGCTAATGGTGGGATGACTGTCGCAATAATGGTGGTAAATAAATATTATGAAAATATTCTGGATTATAGGTTTTCATCCCTAGAGTGCCCTATTTCAGAATAACTACTGATATTGAAATCTAGTACACGCTGGTTAGAAGACGATAGTATTCGTGCACCAGATTTTGAGAAAGCTATAGGGCAGTAATTTATAAAATTAATGATTAAGTAACTTTAAAGCCCCATCAATAGATAGGGCTTATTCTTTTATTGGGTGGGGGTGTCTTTGGGGTTGCTTGGATCTGCTGATTTGGCTAGTGGTTGGTTAAACCCCTTAACAACCTCAGCTGATGCTTTGACTAATTCGGTAGTGCTTTTCATTTGATCCAAAATTAGATTAGACATGTCCTTATGAGTAGATCCATCAATTTCTCGCCCAAAATATTTAAGAGCCAGTTCTTTTCGAATTGATGCTGCTTCGTTGGTTGGGATGCTCTCCATGAAGCTTGGGTATGCTTGTAGTTCAATTTGAGTTTGGTAGTTCTGGTCAGCCAGCTTTTGGTAGTGCACTGATTGTTTTACAAAGTAACTAATTAAAGTGACTCCAACAACTAGTAAAGAAACTTTTAAAACCCAGAATTCGGTATCTCCTATTTGTAAAGCACTTATAACTTTTGATTTAAACAGTAATAACAAAAAAGCTAGGATCAATACCGTGGCGACAGTTCTATAGAAATATTTTCGATATTTCTTTTCAAATTTTTGGTATTTTAAAACAGCGTTATTGTAAATACCTTCAGTTAATCCATTGTCAGCTATATTTCTGAGCCGTTTAAAGGTTTCCAGCTCTTTATTGACATCCACAATTGATTGATTTATTAGCTTGGTTGTATATTTGTTAAACTCAAGGTTTAAGTCTCGTATAGTAGAGAGGTAATTTGCTAAAACAAGTAATTGATTTGAGAAATTCTCCAGTTCTTCTTTTGTTCTGCCATTAATAAGATCAGTTTCCCAATATTTAAACTTATCATATAAGTCAGTAATAATTTTTGATATGTAGGGAAATAATTCTGGTACTTTTATTAATAAGTAATTATTTTCAATGATGTTTTTAATTATGATTATACTGTTTTGTGTGTTGTGCAAGTAACCATCTAATATATGCTCTTCCTGAGTAATAGTTTTATCTAGTATATCTAGTTGTTCTATTAATGTTTCTGTGAAGAACATTTCAGTTTGCATGTTATCCATTGGTTTAATATCAAATAATTTCCTATAGTTTTATTATTATATTTAATAATTTACCTAACAGCTATAATAAATTAAAAAATAAAATATCAGTTGCAAAATAGTGGGATAATTATAGTTAAAATCACCCAACAAACCGCACCTCAATCCCTCGTATGTTTAACCAATATAGGGGGGATTTTTTATGCGTGAAGATCAAATTAAAGAGCTTGAAGAACTGTCGGAAACAATGACAGCAGATATGATTCAAATTGCCTATGCTGCAGTCGAATGTAAGTTTGATACAGAAGAAAATCGGGGTAATAAAGTTTGGCTCTATAAGGGCTTAAATCAATGTGCATCTGCTATTACTAAGGTTGAGCAAGTATTGGCTTACCGTCGAGGCGGGCTACCACCAGTCAGTACAACCGAAGCCACTCAAGCCAAACACGAAGCCAATTTAATCAAAAAGGCAGAGATGGAAGCTGCGAAGCTTAAACAGCGACTCAGTTAATGATTCAACCTAAGGTCAGTTTTCTCGCATTTTTTATTCTTTGGGCAGAGTACCAAGAATGGAAAGTGCCAGAGTTCCACGTTTTAGTATGTATTTTCTTGGAGGGCTTTTATTTAAATGGCCGTACAGGATTACTCATGCTACCGCGTGGGCATTCAAAATCAACAATTCTAGATGTGTTCAATGCTTGGGTGATTTATTGCTGGCCACAAACTCAGATCCTGCACCAAGGAACCACGGATGAAGATGCCTATAAGTGCTCAAACGGCACAAAAGAAGTCTTAGAAAAACATCCACTATGCGTAGGAAATCCAAGCGTTAAAAGAAAAAAGGGCGAGATCGAACGATGGTGGGTCAATGGAACTAAGGACGTTCGTTACGGAACTATGTTGGCCAAAGGGATTTTATCTGGTGTGACTGGCCACCGTGCCCATTTTATTCAAAACGATGACGTTGAAACACCTAAGACAACAGCTAATCCAAAACAGCGAGAGAGCCTTGTACATAAGCTCTCAGAGCAAACACATATTGCTTACCCAAAAGCTAAAAAGCTTTGGATAGGTACACCGCATTCGCATGACTCACTGTACGAAAAAATCAAAAAGAGAAAGAGGATTGATGTCTTGATACTCAAAATGTTTGAACATGAAAAGCGTATAGAGGCTGCAGTATCAGGCACCAAGTACATAATAGATTTTGAGCCTATACATGCCTTTGCTGGTATTGGTACTGGTTCTAAATATCTACACAAAGGGCAGGATTATACCTGCAGAAAAACAGGCAATGTCTACACCATAGTTCTATCAGACAATCACCATATTGCTGATTTTTACTCAGAAAGTATTTGGTCAGAAAGATTTGATGCAGAGGAAATGGCTGCACGTCGTGAAGAATGTACCACTTTAAATGAGTGGGATTCACAGTATCAGATGCATGCCAAACCAATTGGTGATGTCCGACTCGATCCAGACAAATTAATCCCATATGAAGTTGAGCCAATCCTAAAACGAGCTAATGGCCAATACTACATGATGCTGGGTGAGCGTCGAATTGTTGGTATTACATGCCGTTGGGATCCAGCAAGCGGAAATAAGAAAGCGGATGCATCATCCGTAGCTTTGGTGCTGCACGATGATATAGGTAATAAATATTGGCATCGATCCATTGAGCTTACAGGTGAGGTTGTTAAACACAGTGAGGATGGATCTATTACTGGTGGCCAAGTCTGGCAACTATGCGACCTAATTGAACAATTCCATATTCCAAAAATTGTTATCGAAAAGAATGGTATAGGTGAGTTTGCACCTGCTTCACTCAAAGGAGCACTTAAGGCTCGTAAGCTTCGTTGTGGTGTAGATCCACAACCATCAACCAAAAGTAAAAATATGCGAATCCTAGATGCGCTTGAAGGCCCCCTAGTTTCTGGCCTTATGTGGGCGCATGTGTCAGTCCTTGATACGGAGCAAGGTGAGAATACATCACGCCAATATAAACAAATGCAGCAGTTTAATCCAGCCATTACAGATCAAGAGGATGATCACCTAGATTCTTTAGCGGGTGCAGTGGTTGAAAGTCCTGAACGTATAGGGAAATTACACAGAACATCTGTACCGAATGAGTCGCCTAATTGGAGAGAGAACAGCGGGGTCATTGAAGCCGCTTTAGATTTCCAAAGGTGATTTATGTCAGTACCCAATCAAGTGCCTATAGTCACATATACGGCCAACGGAACAACAGCAAGTTTCCCAATAACTTTTGATCTGCATGATGAGCGATATTTAGTTGTTACGGTAAACAAAGAGCGCCCTCCAGTGGGCAGCTATGCGGTCAATATGGAAGATGGTGCAGTGGTGTTTCGTACCCCACCTAACAACGGTGATGAAGTAACACTGGCCCGTGATACTGTGCCAGATCGTCAGACCAACTTTGAGTCATACAACAACAGTATGCGGCCAGAAGCATTTAATTATGACTTAGATAAGATCTGGCATTTCCTCCAAGAGCAAAATTTAATTGATGCTATTTCATTGGCACGTATTAAAGATGAGATCGAGTGGCGACGTACACATGATTTCAATTATGACATGCTGGCTCAAGTGCGTGAAAAGCAGATATTTGAAAGTTGAAAAAAGTACGTCGATACATTCATCGCTGCAACCAATCCCAATATCTTTGGTGGTGTAACTGCAGGTGTTGTATTTTCACTTGATCATAAAAGCGTACAAACGCATTTAGAGGATATTGCAGATCAGTTGGAGCAGAGTCGAGAGGATATCAAGGATCGACCGACCAATGAATTGTTTGAGCAAGAGCTTAATAAAAAGGCAAATACATTGGATGTAGAAAAAGAGTTTGAGTTGACTAATTCAAAGATTCAGGCAGCAGAAAAAGGGTTGCTCATTTTTTCATTTGAGGAGGATCTACTAAAACAGAAGCCTTTAACTGAGCCTGTTGCTGGTAAGGCGTATGACACTCGCAAAGAGTGGATCTGGGAAACACGTGCACCAGATACTCAACCAAAATGGCACGACACTGGATTGAGTGAATTGGATCAGGCAATTAATTATACAAATTCAATATTGCAAGATGTAATTCCGCTTTCCAATGGTAGTGTTAATTTAGCGAATAGAAATGGACGTTATTTACTCAATCCTAATAATCATTATAGCGATCTGCCTATAGGTTTTGTACTTAATGAAGAGTCGATCATTCATGTAACACCATCTGTTCCAGGATACTTTAGACAAGAACTGTATAGTTTTACAAAAGCTACAACAGTTTGGTCTAGAGTTTGTAGATATTCTGATGGGGTAGGAATATGGCGCGATCCCTCTAATCCATTTGATGGTGTTTTTGATGCAATTGATCCTACAACTATTTTATTTCGTGGCCGATATGTTGTAACTAATCCTAAGAATATGCCTGAGAGTTTTTCTGGTGCTGCATTAGTTTGTATTGATCGCTATGGTGGCTTTAAAGAAATAACTGTTTCACAAACAGGTACGACAACGAAGAAGTGGAAAAAAATTAATAATGGGGAATGGGAAAATGCTGCTCCACATCCATTTGTTCTTACAAATGATCGCTTCTCGTCTGGATATAATTTTAGAGGGTTATTCACAGATGCTGACTGTAACTCATGTTTAAGCGAGGGTAATTACCTTCTTAATGGGAAGTATATTAATGGGCCTAAGGGCTTTAAAGACACATTGAAACTCAATGTTAGTGTTTTCGGCTCATTTATAGTACATCGAGCAACCAGTCCAGAACATAATGGTGAAATACAGGAGAGACAATCATCA